GCTCGCAATGCAAACAGAAACCGACCGTGACATCCTCGCTAAGAGCGATGCCATGTCGATTGACCTCCACTACTGCTACCACCCCGTTGGTGCTAAGTGGGGCGTGACCACCACGAACCCGACTCGGGCTCAGCTTGAAACCGTGGGCAACTGGTCCAAGGTGTACGAGCTGAAGAACATCGGCATCGTGCGTGCCACCAACGTCTCCAACATGGACTGAGGAGGTACTTAATCATGGCTTCGATCTTTGAACTTGGTGACATCCCCGGCGGTCTTCTGCCCGGTCAGATGAAACTGGCGGCTCCTACTGCGACCGCTACCCTGTCTGCTGCTAACAGCTTCAACGTCATCATTCGTGGCGTTCCTGCTGCTGCAGCGACTTACACCACCGCTACCGCTGCTGACATCGTTGCTGCTATCGGCGGCGACTGTGCAATCGGCACCACCTTTATGGTGGTTGTCCTGAACGCATCTGCAGGCGCCAATACCATCACCGTTGCTGGTGGTACTGACGTGACCGTGAGCGGCGTGGCAACTGTTGCCCAGAATGCTTCCAAGATTTTCCTTGGTCGCGTGACCGCTGTTGCTAGCGGTTCTGAGGCAATCACCCTGTACGGTCTCGGTAGCACTGCTGCTGCTGTTGCCTGATGGGACTTTTTGCCTGGCGTCGCCGGCAAGAACGTGAGGCTGCTTCTAAGGAGGCAGCCTCTTTTCCTATTGCTGAGCCCGCACCTAAACTTGAACTGACCACGGAACCTACCGATGGCAATCACAATCGACGCAACGGTAGGGGGCGCAAACGCCAACAGCTACCTAACGCTGGCAGCAGCGGAGCTGATTATTGAAGGCTTCGTGCAAGATGATGACGTTGTAGCTTGGGCATCAGCTACGACGGATCAAAAGAACCGTGCGCTGTTTTCAGCAACGCAACGGATCGACCGCGAGCGTTTCCTTGGTGCTCGTGCCACTGATACGCAAGCACTGCAGTGGCCGCGTACTGGTGTGCGGAAGCCTGATACCTACATCAACACTTACGCCGTAGGTTTCCCTTTCCGTATCACCACCGACTATTACACCGATACTGAGATCCCGGATCGGATCGAGTTTGCTCAGGTCGTGCTCGCCGTTTATCTGAACAACAATAAAGATGGAATGGCGCTGAGCGGCTTAGAAGATTACAAGTCCGTAAGCATCGGCAGCCTTAGCGTCACAACTGCAGGTGCTAGCGCCAGTGCCACAGGTGCTGATCGCGTTCCACCGATCTATGAGCGGTATTTGACCGGGCTTAGAATTAGTGGACCAGGCAACTTTGCCATCAAGCGATCATGAGCTACGCATACCCCGGCGCTGAGTTCATCGACGACACCGCAGCGCACACCGGACGCTTTGGCAAGATCGTCGCGCTTGAGGATTCAGTGATCGCCAGCTTGACCGCACAAGACTGGACTGGTAACACGCTGAGCGCAATCCCGTTTAAGGCAAGCACTGAGATTTGCGGTGTGTTTACCAGTATTACGCTGACCAGCGGCACTGTCGTTGCTTACCGGCTATGAGCTTCAAAGGACACCAAGGCAACGGTATTGATTACACCCTTGGCGGTGAGGTCATTCATGACACCGCTACGCATACTGGCAGGTTCCACCACATCGACTTCTACGAGAACACGCAGATTGACACGATTGTCAGCACCAACATGACTGGTAATAGCCTCAACGGCGAATCGTTCCCTGCTGGCTCTGAACTGCGTGGGTTGTTTACCAGCATCAAGTTACAGAATGGCGCCTGCATCGCGTATCGAGTCTGATGGCACTTGCAGGATCGCTACGGAAGGTTGCCAGCAAACTGATGGCAAAGTTTGGCGGCGAGGTGACGTTTCGGAGAGTAACAACAGGTGCTTACAACACGTCAACAGGAGCTGCGACCGTAACTGCCACTTCGACCGCCATCCGTGGTGTCCTGGAGGATGTGAACGAACGTGAGGTCAATGATCTGGTCAAGAGCACGGATAAGAAGCTGACCGTTGCTGCTGCTGACCTTAGCTTTGAACCGTCTGTAGCTGATCAGGTGACTGCTGCAAGCCGCATTATGCAAATCGTGCAGGTCACAAAGATTGAGCAAGATAATACAGCGATTGTTTTTGAGATCTTCCTGAGAGAGTGATATGGCACGCGTTATCAAGTTTGATGACATCGGCAAGTATGCAGAGGAGCAGTTCGAGAAGCTGCTACGCGTTGCAGTGCTTAAAACTGATTCGCAGTTGAAGAAGGAAAGCCCAGTTAAAACAGGGCGCTTCCGTGCTAGCTGGGCAATCGGTCAAAACTCGGCGCCTTTTCCCGGACAGCCTGAAGGTGATTACAAACAGAAACCACCACCGCTTGCTGTTAACTATCAGCTAGGCAACGAAAAGCCCGGCAACGTCTACAGCATTCATAACAACCTGCCATACGCTGAACCACTTGCAGCAGGTTGGAGTAAGCAAGCGCCTGGTCCATGGGTCGATAACATTGCCAAGAACATTCAGACTTGGGTTGTCGCCCAAGCTGATCGCATCGGACGGGAATCATGAGCCTCAATACAATCCGTGCTGCAATCGAGGGGCGCATCGCAACAGAGTTTGCAGCGGCTCCTGTACTACAGGTTGCTTACCAAAACGTACCGTTCAGCCCACCAAACAACGCAAGCTGGATTCAAACGAACATCCTCTGGGGTGATTCTGCTTATCTGACGATCCTCACATCAGCCACCCGTGGCACCGACGAAGGCTACGACCGTCGCAACGGTACCTTGTCCTTCAACATTTTCTGCCCGCGTGGTGAAGGACCAGGTGCTGCTCTAACCATCGCGCAACGCTGCATCGACCTATTTTCACGTTTGCAGCTACAAAATATCAAGTTTGATGCTGCTTCTGGACCGCGCACCATTGAACCCGCTGCGCCGGAAGGCTTTTACCAAGCGCAGGTCTCGATAACTTTTGAGGCTTACGAACAAAGCTAGACTTGATCTAGCCACCTACCGTTCACAACATGGCTACTGTTCTGTCCGGTACGTCCGGCGCTCTCTATTACAAGCCTGCTGGCACTAAAGCTACGTTTGGCGAAGCTGCTGTCGATGTTGCTGACGACGAAATCACAGTTGATACCTACCTGAACTTCAAGGTGGGTGATCCTGTGGTCTTTAGTGTCGTCAATACTGAAACCGGCGGCGCCGGATCCGGTACCCTGCCTGCTGGTCTTAGTGCAGCAACTACCTACTTCGTCATCACATATACGGCGTCGACCGGCATTCTGAAAGTGTCCGCTACCGCTGGTGGTGCCAGTGTGGCGATTACAGACGACGGCACCGCAGTTGCGCCTAATGCTTTCCAAGTGGAATACGCAGCCTATGCAGCTGTAGGCGACGTGCGCGAATGGTCTTTTGAGATCACTCGTGAGGAGATCGACGTTACAACCATCGGTCAAAACCTTGGTCAGTACGCTCCTTTTCGGCGCTACATCACTGGCTTTGCTGATGGTGAGGGCAGCTGCACCGTCTATACCACAGACGATGACACCAATCTGTCTAACCGCATGATTCAAGACGTGATCCAGCGGCAGCAAACTGGTGCTTCTTTCAAGCTCTACATTGATCGGATTCTTAGCTCTGGCACTCCCAGTGCTTCGCTGAGCCGCAGTGTTGAGTTTGACGCAGTGCTGACTTCTGCCAGTCTGACCGTCAACCCGGATGATGCACAGACGGTAGAGATCGCCTTCCGACCTGCTGGCACTCCTACCTTCGACTTCAGCAAATCTGCCTGATACCCTGAAACGGGAGATGGTTAGCCCCTGGGTTGCACCGGGGGCTTTTTTATGCTTAAAGTAGAACGCAAAGATTGGTTTTTATGTCTCCTGCTCAGCCTGTGCGTGCTCTTGACCGTCTAAAGAAAGCTGCAAACCTTGTGCCTATCCGCAAGGTCGTAACGCTTAGTGATGGTTCCGAGTTTGAGTTTTGGCACACTGCGCTGACGATGGCAGAGCGCGAGCGTGCAACCAAGGCTGCTAACAGCAACGATCCGAATGCCTTGGCAATTCAGCTCCTAGTGCAAAAGGCACAGGATGAAAACGGCAATCGCATGTTTCAAGCTGGCGAAGTAGCCGAGCTTAAAAACGAAGTCCGCGATAGTGATCTGCAGCGGATCATTTTGGCATTGATTCAAGACGACGTGGTGGAGCTTGACACGGGAAACTAAAACAGGAGCTGAAGCGGGATAACCTGCTGATGCTCCAATTATCACTAGCAAAAGAGCTTGGCTGCACGTTGGCCGAGCTTTTAGAGCGCATTACGCCTGAAGAGTTGTTGTTGTGGAATACTTTCTTCAGGATCGAACGAGAAGAAGAAGCTAAGGCGATGAAGAAACGCAGGTAGACTTGTTGTATCGCTAAGGTCCTGCCGTGGGCGTTGTTGCCAATATTGCGGTTAACCTAGACGCCACCAAGGCGCTGTCTGGGTTAAAGGGGCTAGATGGCGCTGTTAAGGGATTAGGTGGCGGCGTAACCAAGCTGGGTCAAGCGATGTCTGGCTTGGCTGGAATCGCTGCAAGCATTGGTGCTGGCGCTGCATTAAATGGTTTCGTCAAGGCTGGCATTGAAGCTGACCGTACCGCTAAAACAATCAAGGCGCTTGCAGGTCAATATAAAGAGACAGAAGGGGTTACAAAGCTAGCTTCACAGGCGGCAAAAGAGTACGGGCTGGGTCAGACATCAGCAGCAAAAGCTGTTGCTGATCTATACGGTCGCCTGCGCCCAATGGGCGTCAGCCTCGACAACATCGGCAAGACGTTTAACGGTGTTAACAAGGCTGCTGCCTTGATGAACCTAACAGCAGCAGAGACTGACGGTGTTCTGCTGCAGCTCAGTCAAGCAATGGGCTCCGGCGCACTGCAAGGTGATGAACTGCGTTCGATCATGGAACGCTTGCCTGCAGTTGGTCAGGCTGTCGCCAAGGTAATGGGCGTCACTGTTGGCGA